TTTCGAAACCCGACAAAGGACGCGCGGCAGTAGGCAACACGTTGATCTCGCCGCAGAACGTCAACATGGGAGCCAGCTCGATCCTGTTGTTGGCAACGTAGGGCTCAAAGATGGGATCGTACCAAAGCGTCCGCGTGTCGTCAGCGGTGGGCGCAGTGCCCGGCTTGACTGACATCTGCCCGTAGGCGTTTTTGTTGTAAGTGAATTGTGAAACCATCAGTTGCGCGTCAACGTGTTCGGCGTAAGCAACGAGGTTCTCGAAGAATGGGACGTGGGCGTCTGTGTTGTTTTGTGCGGACGTCAAGACGTAGCGTTTGATCTCTCCCTTCTTAGGCAGCGCCGCCTTCACCGTTTTGAACGCGTGAACCTTACCTCCCGATATGGGCTTGCCATATTCTAGCCCGTGATCGCGAGAAGCTTTCTCGAGGCGATACTTTACCGCCCCGCGACTCATTCCCGTTTCGCGTGACGTAGCGCGAATAGACCCGCGCATCTGGACGTAAATGTCGAACGTTTGGACGGGGTCGTAGGAAAGCTTGGCCATCGGTTAATCCTTTACAAAATTCGCGTCAGCATGGACGCGTCGCGTCCTGTCGTCAACGATTGATCAAGGACCGGATATCGCTGCTTTGAAACCTACCCAGAGCGCTGCAAATACACCCGCGGTTAGCAATCCGATGATCGTCAGGAAGCCTTTTGACTTGGTCGCGGCAACAGCTAGGCGCCAGTCCCGAAGGTGCTGGAAGTCGCGTTGCATCTCGAGCGGGTCAGAAGCATCCATGCCCATGCGGACAAATGCTTCGCTTACCGCGTCCTGCATCAGCGACTTTAGCTCGCCGCGTGTCAGGGTAACGTTTAGTTCGTCGTTGTTATCGGCCATCGGTGTTGCCCTGCTGATTCAAAACGAGGCGCGGTCTCTGTCGAAACCCCGCCTCGTGTGGTTACGATTTACGCGATTTATTTTGCGGGAGCCTTGCGCACTGCCGAAGGGTCTGCACCCTTGTTTTCAGCGGCGGCTAGGTCGGATGCTTTCTTGTCTTTTTCTGCGGCAGCTGCTTCGACTTTAGCAACAGCTTCTTTGGTCGCGGCCTCTGTCGCGTCGAAGATCTTTAGCGCTGGGTTTGAATTGATTTGATCAGCGTCAGCGTGACCGAAGTACTTACCGTTCTTAGAGACGGGGAATGTTTCTTTTACCTTTGCCATGACTGGCTCCTTTTGTCGGGTTGGGGTTGTGGTGATCGAAGGCCCCGCGTTTAAACGGGGCCTTCTATTTCACTTAGGAAGGATAGACGCTTGCGGCGCGAACAACCTGAGTGGCCAGTTGGCCATCAAGTACCTGCGTTCCGTAGAGGGCGTCAAGAGCGACCCAGTTGGTTGCAGTCGTGCCGTCGTACCACATGCGAGCACGCACCGACAAGCCGGTGACGTCGTCAGTGACAGTTGCCATCTCAGCACCACGACCGTCGCCGGTCATAGGCAGTGGCGCGAACGCCAAAGCAAATGCGTTCTTGTGGAACATCAAGTTGCGCGTGTTTGCGGCCTCGTCGATTGCGTTCAAAACGATGAACGTCACGACGTCAGTGTTGGCAACGTTGTTGCGCAATGCTGGGTAAAAGGACAACGTTCCCGCACCGGCTGCGAAAGTAGTGTCCGCAGTCAGAACGTAAGTTGTGCTATCACCAGCGACAGTGAACGTGTCACCAATTTGCACAGTTTCAACAGTACCGAAAGAGCCCACGCCCATTGTGCTAACGTTCGCAGCAGTGTCAGCAGTTGCCGCACCCACGAGGTCGCCAGTAGCAGCAGAAGCTGTTGCAGTAGAAGTCATCACAGGACCTGCAACGTCGGCGTTCTGCGTTGCGAACACTTCGACACCAAAGCGCTGACCCAAGGAGCCATTCATCAAAGCAGCAGTGTTTCCACCCTGTCCAGTGATTTGAGCCTCATGGAAAATACCCAAGTCGAGGAAGGCGGCTTCTAGGCCGGAATCGACGAGCATGTGGATGTTGCCATCAAGGGGCACTTCGTTGTTCCGGAGAACTTTACGAGGGCCAGTGATGAAGGTGCTTGATGCGGACCCCGAGATGTACGCCTTCGGGCCAACCTTGGCGCCGAGGAGGTGCAGATCGCTGTCGATCTTGTCGGCCAGTGCGTAAGCAGCAGGCGTGATGTGATCGGTGATGATCTGCTCAGTAGTGTAAGCGATCTCCCGGTCAGTCAGCTTGTACTTGACTTCCTGGTGTGCGTTCAGAACGATTGATACGTTCTGGCCCACGACGTCTTGACCGGTAGTACCGGTGCCTGCGACGTGCTCTTGGGCGGTGAAGTGAGTAGGACGCTTCAGGTTGATAGTATCACCCTTGCTGTTGCCTGCTCCATTGCGTTCTTGCTCTGCGCCGCGGTGAACGCGGCCGGCCATACCCAATGCTTTGAAGAGCTGCATGAGTGCCTCTTGAGCGTAGAACTCGGGGTTATAGTTACCGAGGACGTTTGCCATTGTCAGATTCCTTTCGACTGGCGTTGCGCGAAAGCGCGGTTAGTGCCACGCTTTCGCGCGGCGGGAATAATTCTTAACCCACGATCTGGAGCGACGCTCCGGCCTTCTCTGCAGCGTCTTTAGCTGCGCGGTAGACTGGCACGTTCCGCGCCTGTTCGCGTGTTATGGTGTGGCTTCCACCACGCCCTTGCCCGCCACCTGCTCCTGCACCATTAGGCGCTGGGAACCAATGCGGCGCGGACTCTTTCATCGTGTCGAGCCACTCCGCTGGCGAGATCGGGTTCTTTCCGTCTTTACCAAAGATAGTCGAACCGTCGGCATCTTTCGCAATCAACTTGTTCTTGTCGTTGACTGAAAACACGTTCATTGCGCGATGCAAAGCATCGTCGACCGCTGACGGGATCAGGCCAAGTTCCGAAGCTGCGGACCGGAGCGAACCTTCGACCATCAGGCCTTTGATACGTCCTTGAGCAGATTCCAACGCGGCGTCTTTTTCCGCGGTGGTCTTCGTGAGGTTTTCGATCTGATTGCCATAGTCCGCTTTCAAGCGTTCCGTGCGGCGTTCGATCACCTCGTCCATCTTACCTTCGGCAAGAAGCTTGGTCTCTTCGTCGTTTTCCATCCGCCCCATGATGTTCCGCACCGCTTCAGGATCTAGTCCGTCCCACGTTTTGGTCATGTCGGCCACTTGCTGTTTCAGCGTTTTGGCCTCGCCCAGAATCTCGTTCCGGTTAGCTTCAAGAGCGGCATTTGATTCTTTTACCGCGGCTGCAATTAGTGCTGCGACTTCTGGATTCGTCGCGTCGATTGCTAGTGAGGCTGCTGCCTCACCTTGTTTTGGTTCGTCTACCATAAGTAATAGTCCTTTCGTAGGCTGCTGCCCTGACACGGTCTCGAGGCACTCGAGGTTATCGGTCAAGCGCAACCTAAGCGGGACGAGGTGGGCCTTTCAAGCAGATAACCGAGTGAGGTATAACTGAGTTATAAAGAGAAAAAGGTGCCGCAAAATAAATGTTGATTATTACGAAAGAAGGTCTTATAAGTCAGTTATAGCAACTTAATCAACGGAGACTTCAAATGACCGATCAGATCCTTATCGCCAAGATGATAGAAGACAACGCAACACGAATTGAGGAGCTGAAAGCTTCGCTCGAACGTAACGCAAATAGCAACTCGATTGTGTCGCACTCGTGGGTTGTCGTCATGCCGCTCGTTGGCTGCATGAAGTACGATCTGGAAAAAATTGCGGGTTCGCGTCGCTTCAAAGCTTCCAACCCAACCTTCGCTGGCCGCGCTGATCGTGCGAACCGCTACACAAAAGAAGACGCGATTGTGCTTGCCGCTGACACGCGCAACGGTGCGGACGAATACGGTACCGCGATGCACTGGACCGACGCCGCGAAAGCCGAAATTGAAAATTCCGAAAAGCTGAACGAAACGCTTCGCGCACTTTAATCGAAACGGCCCGGCGCGAGCCGGGCCCCACCAACGGAGACCTGACATGACTTTGACAACAACTCAAAACGATCCGTGGGTTCCAATTTGGGCCCTGATCAACGACGCCACCGATGTTGGCTGCGTGACGTGCTTCCCGGGAGAGGGCTTCAAAGCCACCGTCCGACATGGCAACGAAGACCGCACCGTCTCGGGTGCTTCTCTTTCCGATGTCGTCGCGAACGCTGTCGCCGAGTTCGACGACATGGTTGCCTATGCTGACTACGCCGAGAACGAAATGCTGCTGGCGGATGAAGACGGTGACCTAGCGTTTCAACGCATGATGGAAAACCGCTACGAACGTTTCGAGCACGACGACGATCCTATCTGGTAAGTCAGCGAAACTCCCCACCCATCAATTTTGACAGGCTCCCATGATAGGTGGGAGCCTTTTCGCGTTCGGCCTCCATCGTGTCGAACGCCTCACCCCATTGCTTACATAGCTCGGAGCGGACGACGTCTGCGTGTTCAAAAGCAATCAGACCCACGTCAGTGACCAAACCCCTATCAACCGCCCGTGTCGCCCAAGCCAGCCCGTTCTCTGTGCGATGCAGGTCGCTTTGGGATATGTCGCCGCACAGTATCACAACAGAGTCCTCGCCGATGCGCGTCAAGAACGCCTTCATCTCGCCGGGTGTCGTGTTCTGCGCTTCGTCGATGATCATCACGGTGTTGTCGAACGTCAGGCCGCGGATGTGCTCGATTGCCTCAATCTGAATCTCGCCCGCGCGGATCGCGTCGTCGTAGCGCTTGGCGCTCATCTGTTGTTTAAACGCCTCCGCCAAAGGACGTGCCCAAGGGGCAAGCTTCTGCTCGAGACGACCAGGTAGCATGCCGAGCGTTTTGCCGACGCCGACGTTGGGACGTGCGAGCACAATCGAGCGGTAGGTCTTTGCGTGGAGCTCTGCTCCTGCCCATGCACATGCAACGAACGTCTTGCCCGTGCCAGCGGGACCGACCGCGACCGTGCAGTCATACGAATTGAGAAGGTCCAAATAGGTGGCTTGTCGTTGAGTGAGCGTTTCGATCTGAGGCGGCTTCCAGTTACGTTCTGCTTGCCTTTGCTTCCGCTTTGAGACCCTGCTACCCATTAGACCGCTCCTATCTGGACTAGGTCGATGTTCGCATTCTGAGTCGGGGTCGTCGACCAAACAATGTGGTTGACGTCAACTTAGTTAGGACCAGTAAAAGGTCTAGGTGCCGACGCCTGGAATTACGCAGGTTTTCGAGGGCCAGAAGATAGAAATTGGAACGCCCCCAAGCGCCTTGGACATGACACCGGGCCACGTTTGCTTGATCTCGTTTAAACGGGCGAGGCAAGCAACCTGCGAATTGTAAGGCCCGCGGGTGTCGTAGAGCGACACGCACTTGTCGAAGTCAGGTTCTTGCATAACGCCGACGCACAACAGGACGCCCGTTATTGATAAAAGAGACATCTTTTATTTCCTTTTCCTGAACAGGAATAGCGCGGCCAGAATGATGCCTCCGACGACCAGGCCTCCGATAAGGATCGTCTGCGAATGCTCGTTGAGGCCGCTCATCAAACCGACGGCGCCTCCCGAACCAAGAATGGTTGTGCCGTGCTTCACAACTTTGTCGATGTTCAAATCCGCGACTGTATCAGCGCGCTCTTCTTTGGGCGCTACGATTGCGGGCGCTGCTTCGTCGCCCACCTGCTCCTCAGCCAGTGAGCGAAGCGTTGCGGCTCCCGCGACACCATCAATCTTGAGGCCAGCCATCTCCTGGTACTCGCGCACGGCGCGGCGTGTGCCGTTACCAAAGTCGCCGTCCACTTCAACGAGGAAGCCAAGGCCCTCAAGCTGAACTTGCAGCTCCCGAACAGCGGCGCCTTTCGATCCCATGCGCAGCAAAGGCAACGATGCTTTACCACCCGACTGACGACGGTAGGCGGATTCGATCTTCGCGGCGTATACCGGGGCTTGACCGGTCCCGTTGTACCCTAACGAGAACGAGAGCCAATTGTGAGAACGGATGTGGGTGTCGAGGCCGTTCGCAATCGTGAACTCGACGAAAGCAAGCACCTGCTCGTCGGCACCTTGTTCGAACGCGTCGACCATGTCGGCAGCTGAAAAGTAACCCGCGGCCTCGTGATTGAAACCCATGATCTGCGGCGCACCCCAAGACGACGCGCGGTAGGCTGCTTCGGCGTCGATGTTCTCGGCGATGGCGAACATCTTGTGGCGTGTCGTCTTGCCAATCCTCAACGACGCGCGCCACGGTGCTGCTTTGCCTGGGTTGAACCCAAGCGCGGCCCAGTGCTGGCGTGGGAAGTGATGCGGTTCGAAACGACGCGGCAGGTGCCCGTTGACTTCGTAGAACTTGCCCGCGGCCTCTACTTCAAAGACGGCTTTGATCGCTGGGACGTCGCAGCCGAGCTTGTTGGCTGCTTCGCGCCAGATTGATGTTGTTGGGCGTTGTATCATTTTTTAACCTCTGGTTTCAAGTCAACGATGCGCGCCTCTATCCTAGACTCGCCTTGGCGTAACGCATCCGTGACGCGGTGGTTTCCGTTCTTCAGGTATAGCTGATTCTTGTAGCGCAAAACGTGAACGGGCGCCGACGCAACAGAGAACTCGTCGGTGGGCGCGAACACGGTCGACTGGAACGTTTTCAGTTCGTCTATGTTCACCATCTTTATGCCCGCTTCTATACGGTCCATCTCAACGATCTCGTCGCGGAACGCTTCCCACACTTTGCTATCCGCGGCGTTGCTCGCCTCGTGCGATGCAAGACTGCGCTTTCCCGCGTGTGGGATGGGCGTCGCTATGAAGTCGTGACCATCCTTCTGGTAAACCACTTTGTCGAGTGGGTTCGTGCGACCGAGCGCCTTCACTTCCCTGATCGTCAGCAAGCGACCTTTGTCGTTTATGAACTTGTCCGGGTTCACGCCGTCCTTTTTCCACATGTCCCAGCGAGTCGGACCCATAGCTTCTTTCTGCGTCTTTACCGAAGCTCGCTTGAGCCATTGCGAGTAGGTCAAGTCTGCAGGAACCTTTCCGTCCATCGACGCACGGGTTCCCGGAGGCATCTCGTCAACGTTGAAACCAAGCTGCTGCCACGATTTGGTTACCGCGGTCGTTGTAGAGCGGCAATTGGGGTGGGCCGGGGGACGGGCGAAAGGTGGTTCTAATTTTAGCGCGCCGTTGGGCGGCTCCCAGCCAGGAGTGTCAACGACAGGGCCCACGCGACCGTCGCGATGTTGGCAGATAGGTGACGTACGACCGTCGAGCGTTGCGGTCCAACGGACGCCTGCTATCACGTTCGAGTTCGCTTCCCAAACCATTTGACGACCTTGGTTCGTCGCGTGATTGATCGACGTGCGCACGAGCGCCTCAGCCCCGCGCCGTGTGACCTGACGGACTCCGTCCTTGTAGTTCAGAGACTTCGTGCCGATCACTTCGCGGATCAGCCTGTCGGTTGTTTCGCCCGACGTGATTCCGTCGAGGATCGTTCCCCAAGTGCGACGCAGGTCAGACGACTTTAGCTGTTCCGTCCAGTCGTCCATCACGCCTCCGTTGAACGGCTTGAGCGTTGCAGCTTGCTGGAGGACGCCGAGATTGGGTGTCGTGACGTCAAGGCCTGCGGGAAGGACGCGTGAGAACAAGCCAGCTTCGATCTCGCCCGCGACAACCGCCGCTTCGATCATGTTCTGGGTGAGCACAGGGGCGAGGCGGTTGTGCATCGTGACAATGAGGTCTTCCACTTGTGCCTTCAACGCCTGAAGGCGCGCCGTGGTAAACGTTCCTTCGTTCAGGTCGGCGTTTGATAGCGCGGCCTTGAGATCCTTGTCCACGCTGTTGAGTATTAGCAGTGCTTCTTTGACGTCGCGGTTCTGCAACCTGATCCAGCGAATTTGCTGAGCCACCTGGAAATCCATGAAGCGTTCATTTACCGTCTGTACCATATTTCTCGAATTGCTTCCTGCAGTGATCGACGTCCCGAAGGATAAGTAAAAGCACCAGATTTATCAATCGAATTGGCAGGACTCGTTCTTCGCGATGCAAGCGAGAACAAATTGTCTCGTTGGGACTGTGCCCAAGCATTGCGTTTAAACGCATTGAGGCCCTCGCAAATGTTGGTGCGGCTCGGGACTCTGGTGGCATGTTTTACTTCGGTTTGTGTTGCGACGCGGGAATTGCTATAGCGTCGTTCCAGCCGTTCCGGTAGCCATCTCCACGGCCTTTCTTATATCCTTCTCTTACGCCCGAGGCGTGGCCTAACTTCTCGCCGTCAAGCCGTGCTTTCTCGACGACCGCGGCCGTAGCTAGCGCGCTGCCTTCGGCAACGCCCATGACGCGGCCGTCTTCGCGAGCTATTTCTATTTCTTCAACCATTTGATTGCGACCCTGCTCAACGCCTTGAGCAATCAAACGAGTACGCTCCTTAGCGACCAACTCATTTGCTTCCTGACCAATTTGGCCTCGCCCGATGGCAACGCCATGTTCCAAACCCGCGATGCGAGCGTCTTCTATGGCGGCGCTTAAGGCGTCGAGTGCTTCCTGTTTGTTCATTACTTCTTTCCTTTGCCTTTGAAAGGACCGCAAGCTTTAGCCATGGTTTGCTCCTATTCTTCAGCACACGAGCCGGTGCGCTCGCCTGTGAGCGGATTGTAGCCACAGGTCTCGCCCGACGCAACCCGTTCCATCTGTTCCACCTCATTCTCAGGAACCACGTCGTCTAGCGACTTCATGATGCCGAAGCGCTTCCCGTCGATGCGGAACGTCGTGCATCCTTTAGCACCCGCCTCCCACGCCGTGACGTAGATGCGCATGAAGTCCTCAAAGTCGACGTCCCCCGACACGTTGCAGGTCTTGCTGATCGACGAGTCAACGAACTGCTGCGCGTGAGTGAAGACGCGCACATGTTCGAACACGGACAACTCGTCCGCGCGGCGTCCTTTGTGATCGAAGTAGGAAACGCCGTAGTCAGGAATCTCAACGTACTGCTTCGTGACGCCGTCCTGGTTGATGATGTCGCGGCCGGACATGTAAGCAAACACTGGCTCGATGCCCGACGACATGTTGTCGGCCGTCAAGGAGATCGTGCCTGTCGGCGCTATGGATGTCAGGTGCGAGTTGCGCAGGCCGTAAAGCGAGATCAGCTCCAACACGTCGTCGTCGAAGACGCCGCTGTTAATGAACTTTCCTACCATGAACTTCTTCTTGTCCCATAGCGGGAACGCGCCTTTTTCTTTCGCGAGCAATGCCGACGCGCGGTAGGTTTCGTTGAGCAACGTGCGAAGGATCTTACCTTGATGCTCGAGGTAGTCGTCTGTACCATACGGCGCACCTAGCGCTTCGATGGCGTTCGCGAGGCCTGTCATGCCAAGGCCCATGCGACGTTTGTTCTTCGCTTCTTCTTCCTGCTGCGGCAGCGGGTAGAGCGCTTCGTCGATCACGTTGTCCATCATGCGCACGATGCCAGGAATGTCTGCTTTAAAGGCTTCGTAGTCGAAGTAGAATTTGCCACCGTGCTTCACGACGTACTTCGGCGAAGCGAACGATCCTAGGAGACACGCACCGTAGGGTGGCAATGGCTGCTCACCGCAAGGATTGGTCGCGCTGATTGTCTCGCAGTAGTAAAGGTTGTTCATTTCATTGATGCGGTCAATGAACAGGACGCCGGGCTCTGCCCAGTCCCACGTCGCCCGCATTAGTTTCTCCCACAACTTGCGAGCGGAAGTTGTGCGCACAACTTCGCCGTCGAACACTAAGTCAAAGGTGTCGTCAGCAGCAACGGCTTCCATGAATTTATCCGTCACGGCGACCGACACGTTGAAAGCGGACAGACGGTTTTGAATTGAAACCTTCTCGACCATGTCGAGGATGAACGGCGACATCTCGTCGAAGAACGCGAGCCTGTCACGCGCAGTATTTTCGTGCCGTTCTAGTTCAGCCGCGTGTACAGGAGGAACATCTTCTTTTAGACATGCGGTAAGGGTACCTTGAAGCTCTGCCCGTTTCATGGAAAGCAGCATCTTAGCTTTCATAACGTCGTCGGTGAGTGCAGCTGTCTTAGCGTCTATGAACTCCTCAACGTCGGGGTGGTCGATGCGCAGGACGCCCATTTGTGCGCCGCGACGTCCGCCCGCGGAGCGCACCGTCTTACACGCCTCATTGTAGATGCCCATGAACGAGACGGCACCTGATGCCGTCGAACGCAGCGACTTGATGAAGGCTCCGCGCCAACGCAGGGTCGAGAAATTGTAACCGATCCCGCCGCCCATGCGCATTGTCTGAAATGCTTCTGACACCTTCTGGATGATGTCAACAGAATCGTCCTTGATGTCGCCCGACACGAAACAGTTGTGCGCACAGATGCGCATGGGCGCACCGACGGCGCGTTGAACGCGACCAGCGGGCATGAAGTTCTGGTGCAGGAGTGTCACGTAGATGTCGCGACGATGTTCCGGGTTGTCGGCGAGCGTGTCGGCTAGGCGCCAGCACACGTCCTTGAACGGCTCGAACTCGTTGATGCGGTACTTTTGGATGTGCTGGTCGATTGATACGGGGTGAGAGGGGCCATACATTGGTGCCTGTGTCCTGTTCTTCTTTTGTGTTTATAGGGCGGTATGACCCGCGCGAACCACCATACTTGCAAACGCGAACGCGTCGCGCAATCGGCAATCGAGAAGTCACCCAACTCAGTTATTTGAAAAAGAAGGTGCAACCCCGGTTGACGGGTTTGCTATAACTGGCTTATACATGTGGCACGACAACGCAAACAACGGAGACTTCAAATGACCAATCGCCCGCATCCCGACTTCGCCAAAGCCGTAGTAGCCCTTCTGTCCGACGACGACATGAACGAGTACGTCCGAACCGATGACCAATACTTGTTCGCTGACGAACTGTGCACTCGTCACGATTTCCACAACTCACACGCTAACGTGGACGTCTTCGAGATCGCCCTTGACGAACGCGCCACTGCAGCATTCGGATTTTGATTAACCCCGCGCGTCGCAATCACGCGACGCGCAAACAACGGAGACTTCCCATGACCAACATCTCACTCAAACTTGAATGCTTCGACGATCACGGCACGCCAACGCTGCGAGCCCTC